CCTTGCCACCGGCGGACGCGGTGCAGGCTTAAAAGCAACTATGGGAATTGGTGTTGAGGGTTCTTTCTCAACTCTCATGCGCCCTGATATGGCCTATTGGCTCAAATACCTTCTCGGTGTTGAATCAGTTGACGAGGCCACAGAAGGCTACACCCATACATTCACAGCAATTGAAAGCGGAGAGTCTTACCACCTCCCTTCATTCACTGCATACGTTGACCGCAAGGTTAAGAAATGCAAATACACCGGCTGTAAGGTAAACAGTGCAACTCTCAGCGCTTCTGCCGGAGATTATCTCAAGCTTGATGTAACAGTCAACGGAAAGGATGAAGCTTATGCAGATTCTCTTGCCTCTTTGTCTCCATCAAGTCTCAGAGCTTTCAAGTTTGCCCAGGCAAAACTCTACACCGGTTCTTATGATTCAAACACCGGAACCTTCACAGGCACAGAGCTTGCTGATGTAAAAGAGTTCAGTCTCGAATGGAACAACAATCTTGATGCTCAGACACAGACAACTTCAACAGGTGCTTACTACAAGGAACCTGAAGTAAACACTCGCGAAGCAACAATTCAGACCAGTCTGATTTATGCTACTGCTGCAGAAACTGTTCGCGAAGCTTACTACAAATCAGATGCAACACTGGGCTTGAAGATTGAGCTTGTTTCTGACGAGATGATCGAGGAAGAAGAACCATACAAGATGACTATCATCATCCCTTGTGTTCAGTGCTCAGATGCAGATGCAAACATGGGCGATCCAAACAGCTCTATCTCACAGAACATGACTTTTGACCTGGTTGACAACCTTGTAGATGAACTCATCATCATCAACGTTGACAACGGGGATTCAAGTGCATACTAAAAGCAAACAAACAGGAGACCTTT